ATAATGTTTCCGTCAGCAATATTGTTTGCTGTATCGTTACGTGTGTAACCTGTTCCCATAACTCACTCTCTTCCTTATTGCCTGTCGTGCGCTGCAAACTCTAACGTAGCTGCATCTAGTGAAAACGGTGGATCTGTTCCTTCAAAGATATACTGTATTGATACAACAAAACCTGAACCAACTACTTGATTGTTAAACACAGAGACAAGCTTACCACCATAACTGCCTGTACCATAACTTGATACGCCATAAAATGCAACTGTAGCTGTTGTGTTAGCTATAGATACAGATGTAGGCTGTATAACACTAGGTTCATCAAAGTCAAACTTTAAAGTTGCGTTACCATCTACTGAACCTTCAGGGTCAATATATGTAGACAGCTTATACATAGTCTTTCTTATACGTGGATCACCCATAGCAAAGAAAGGTGTACTAAATGAAGCTAAGATATTTGCAGTATCAAAACTGTTACCACTCTCCATGCGATACACGTAACCGTCACTATTAGCAAATATAATTACTTCAGCCGCATCGTCAGTAGAGAATACACTATCCGCTACATAAGAACGTATACCTCTAGTTTCAGCCCACGCCATACCTTGTGATGTTTGATCAGCAAACTGAGTACCAAGTATACCTTGTGCTGAGTCTTCACTAATAGCTGCAGCGTAGCCGAATAGCCTATACTGGTTTTTCTTTCTAATTACACAAGAGCTAAACTTAGTGTTAGAACTAAGTAGTACGTTAGTTTCACTTTGAATAGGTCTTGATGCAACAGCTAAACCAAAGTCACCAATACGATCAGTTGCACTTAGTAGTCTAATACCATCAGGACCAACAAATGCAATATCACCGCCAACTTCTTGAATAGTATCTTCTCTAATGCAACCAATGTCTAATGATATAGGTTGTAACTGAAAGTCAGCTATCGTGTTTCCTATAAGTCTATGTATTTTATTACGACTAAATATAATTAACTGTTCACGAAAAACTATTAAGCCTGTAATGTCATCCGTAACATTTATAACACCAGCACCATTAGCTGCAGTAAAGTCATTATCAGTAAACGGTGCAGTAAAACTTAAAGTACTACCTTTACCGAAAAACATTTGGCTTTTAAAAGCTACTACATGTTCCGCTGCGTCTACGTCACTTGGTGCAGCAGTGAGTTCAGTAAATGTTGTACCATCATACTTATATGGTTTGTTTGTACCGTCTACCACCATAACACTAGGCGTACCACTAAAGTTGTACCTAGTAAATCTATTTACACCACCTAGTGCTCTTTCTGTAGCTAAGAACGTAATAGCTGCATTATCAGCAGGACTAGAAGCTAAAGCAGGGTTAATTGCTAGAGTAGCACCACCAGAGGTTACTGTAGCGTCTGACGTAACAGTGTAGACTTTCTCAATACCAGCTACAGTAAATGTATCACCTGCCTGTGGTGTACCTGTAAGTCCATCTACTATTAAGCTTGTACCAGTTTGACTTCCACCATTAACTAATACAGTTCCGTATGAAGGTACATTTATTTGTGTCCAACCTGATCCAGTAGACTTAAATATATCACCATTACGATAAGCTATAGCATTCTGATTAAAGTAGTACAAGCCTTCTATAACATCAGCAGTGTTACCAAAAGTAATTGCAGCTTGATCAGCAGGTGAGCTATCTAGTGATGTAGTAAGCGTAATGGTAGCTGAGTTATTAGCTGCACTAAATGTTACACCTGATACAGCAATAGTGTATGTACCTGTTACACCAGCTATCGTTAATGTATCACCGTCTTGTGGTTCAGTATTAATATTAGCTATATTTAATGACGTACCTGTTTGACCACTACCTTGTACTTTAGGCATACCGTAAGGTGGTACTGTAGTAGAGTCAAATTTATTAAAACCCTCTATGCGTCTGTATCCACCCTCAATAGATGGCTCAAAGTTACGCAAAGTACGAGCAGAGCCAGGAGAGTTAATACCTTGCTGTAAAGGGCTTATGTTGGTTATTAACCCGCCCTTAAACTCGACAGGATATGTCTGCCATTGTGTAGGCATATTTAGCTAACTCTCGTTGCATTAGAATAATGTGTAGTACGGTGAATACGTGTATCCCTCAAGTAGTCATAACGATTAATATAAAGTGTACGCATATTCTTTATACCAGCTTCAAACTTTTGTTGTTGTATATTTGCATCTTGAGTATTACCTCTGAATAGATACGCATAATACATAGACCCATCAGCTATAACGTAACGAAACTGTTCAGGTACACTAGGTACATCAGTTGCATTAATTAAATCAACAGGTAATCTATAATATTCGTACACTAACTCATAGGCGTTATCTGGGGGTGGTACTACGCCATACTCCATGTTAGGTGTACGGAATATACTCTTAGGTAAACCTCTTATAGTGTCATTTGTATTATATTCATTATCTACAAACTTGTCAAGATATTCTTCATAAGAAAGTATTTTTAATTTTTGTGTTTGATTATTAAATGTAGAGTTACGTTTAATACGAAAGCTATCCATGTCAGGCACTTTCATATCACTAGGAAATGCGTAACGTGTTTCACCTGCAGTAAGTGTATCTTCTTGTTCTACGTGGTTAAAGGGCCACTCAAACTCGTGCTGATTAATAAAACGTATGGCTGCATTTACACTGTCTTTAGCTGCACTATAAAACCCTACAGCACTACCAAAGTTAGCACTTGTAAGTTCAACTTCATTCAAACGCTTGTTGACATCATTTACTAAACCAAGAAAATCATATGCCATATTAACGTTCCCTTACCCGAAGCTTTATACTTCTTTCAGCAATACTACCTGTACTGTCAGTCATAGTACAAAAGAAAGTATATTCTTCGTTGTTTGTACCACCAGCTATATTAATAGTTGCTACAGTGGTTGTATTAGATTGTGCAGTATTTTGAATACTGTCTGTACTTGCACCACCTGATGCAGTATTTAAATCTTGTCCTGCAGCCAAGGTAGTCTTTGTAGTGTACGATGTAGTTTTAACTGACCAAGTAACACTTGCTATAGTTGCACTATCTAAAAAGCGTGACCAATCTACACTATAATCTAGTGTCTCATCAGGGTCTTTATTAGGCCATCTAAAGCTCATGCTTAATCCTCAGTTGCGTATACAGTACGTTCTGCTGCAGTAGATTGTCTTTCTATAAAAACTATTCTATCTTGTTGCGGAATACGTACTGTTCTATCTTTTGTTGTTGTACCACGTTCAATAAATATTAATCTATTTTCTTGTGGTACTCTGGCTGTTCTTTCTGCTGATGTAGACATTTATGCAGCCCTTGCTATATAAATAGTTCTACGTCTGCTATACTGTTCTCTAAACGCATTAAAGTCAAATATAACGCCTGTAGCTGTTATTGAACCTGCTTGTCCTGTACCACTTACACCTGCAGGGTATACTTCAGAGCCGTACTCTATTTGACCTAGTGCAGTGGTGCCTACAACGCCTGTTAATGTTACAGTATTACCAACACCTACTGTACCTACTTGACCCGTAGCTGATACAGAAGCTATGGCCTCAGATGTATTTTCAACTACAGTGCCTACTGCACCTGTTGCACTTACACCAGTTAAACCTGCAGCAGTATTAGCTTGTACAGTATTTACTTGACCTGTAGCACTTACACTTTCAAGTACTTCAGTAGGTTTCTCTTCTACTGTATTTACTTGGCCTGTACCTACAACACCTGTAAGTGTAACTGTGTTGCTGTGCTCTAAGACTCCTACTGCACCCGTACCTACAACACCCGTAAGACCTGCAGCAGTATTAACTTGTATCGTACCTAGAGCAGTGCTACCAAGAGTAGTATCAGTAACACGTTCTGTAATGTCTATCTCAAAGCCACCAGCACTTACAGGCTCTATTGCTGTTGTGCCGACTACACCTGAAACAGGTTGTACTACATTTACAGTTACTGTGTTAGTGTTAGCTGTTGCTGTAACTTGATCTAAGTTACTAACAATAACTTTACCGTAACGTGCTGTACCATATACAGCTACACCATATACTGCAGCATTAACGGTAACAGCCATAGTTTATCCTTTAAGCAATACGAATAATTGCTGTACTTGCTCCTGCAGCAGGAAACTCAATAGTTAAATCACCTGCAGTAGCAGATACTGTGCCACCAAAGTCAATTACTGCAATAGCTTTATTTGATTGACTTGCATTATAAATAATACAACCGTCTGCTGAAGTAGTTACATCTGCAAATGTTTCATCTGCAAAGTCTACAATAGCTGTTGTTCCGCTAGTAGAAATAGTTGCACTATCAAGTACATTACCACCAGCAGTATAGTTAGTACCAGATGACTCGTCAGAGTTACCTGTTACGTCACTGTAATTAGTTGTAGCTGCACCGTATGTACCTGTAGGTGAAGCCTTAATCAAAGCAAGTTTAATACTATCGGTGTCTAAATCATGGACACCACCAAGTAGCTCTGATTTGAAACTTGTACACATTGCTGTTGTAATAGCCATGTTTTAGATCCTCTAAGTGTAGTTAAGGGGCCACCCAAAAGCAGCCCCAAAAAGTTTTTATTTATGCAAGTGCATCACGTGCAACTTCATCGGCAGTCATTTCGCCAAGTCCGTCAACATCCATCAATACAGCATATACACGTACCTTACCTGCGGTAGATACTGTAGTAGCCGCTTGGACTAAAACATCAATTGTATCTGATGTTGTAACCAAGATAG